ACTAATAATCTTTGTTTGCTTAGGAGTTTTATTATCATCCAAAGCAATAGAAAGATTCATTAAATCTGCGTAGTCAACAACTTCATCAACTTCTAAAGTGCCACCAACAGTAACTGCTGGAGTGCCAGAACAATAGTAAGCAGTACCACTAGAAGTTGCGGTAGTGATTAAATCATTCTGAAGCTCAGCTTCAGTCAATTCGTTGGCACCAACAAGAGCTTCCTCAACAATATGGGATAGTAAATCTGCATCACTATCGAAATCCATTGATTCTTGAGTGTACTCAGTAAAAAAACCACGTTTAAGAAGTTCACCTTCAACTTGAGTACGCGTGAAACCTACTCGGTTAACACGACCACCGTTCTCACGGAGAGTTGGGATCTTCTTTTTAATGGCACCAATATCTTTATATGAACCATAAAAATTTTGGTCATTTCGTGCAACATCGCCATTAGCACCTGCTCCAGCTATAGCAGCAGCTTCATTTGCATAAGCAGCTCCTTGTAAAACACCTGAACTATTCCAGCCACTCCAGGTATCTGGTGTAGCTTGGAGGTACAATCCATCTTCATCTAGCCCCTGAGTACCCGTATTGGCTACATCAATTAAAGGAACGTAGACATCTTGCTTAATCTTCTTGCCCATATGCTTAGGCATCGCTCGTACATCAGCCAAAGGCATGAAATACTGGTGATCCCGAACAGCAATAAGAGCTTTCTTGAAATAATAATCCATTACCGCTTGGGAACCTATACTGGAAGCAGTTCCAGTAGGGGTACCCTGCGCAGGAGTATTATATAAAGTTTCGCCAGCCATTTTTCACTAGGCTCCTATTTATATAGTGATTAATTACCGGACAGCATATTTCTTCATAAAGGCTTCATCTGATAGACCTAAAAAGTCTTCATCAGATGCGGCTTTTTTTGTAGTAGTCTGCTTGACCGGTGCTACTGCTTTTCGCTTTTTATTACGATCAGCGTTAGCTTTTTCGTCAGTTTTACTTGATACGTTGGATACTTCACTAGATGCACCGGGCTTCTTATCAACAAGAACACCTTCTTTAAACAGTTGCTCACTAATATTTCTATACGCATCTACATCAGAAACGCCTACTAATTTACCTAAAGCTTTATCTTGTTGTAGTTTTGCATTAACTGTTTCAAATACTCCATTATTCATATGACTATCAATAACACTAATTATTTCAGGATAGTTAGTAATAGTATTTTTACTTTCTATATCCCAATCTTTAGTTACAACATTAATAGTTTTAGTGAATGTTTCAGAGTCTTTGATTTCATCAAGTACTGCGTCTAGATTGTATTCTTTGTCAGTAACTGTGTAATCAGTTGGTTGATAATCTGTAGGTACATCTTTGTTAATATCCAAAGGGTCTATGTCACTCTCTTCAATTAGCTTAGCGATAGCTTTAGGGTCCTTCTTGGATAAGTCAATTAGATTATGTAATTTTACTTCGTCAAGAAGTTCATTTTTCTCTAACATCTTAATTAACTTCAGATTAGGCTTTAACTGCGCCATCTTCTTCTGATAATTAGCGCCCATCTGCATTAGACGAACGATATCCTCAGGATCCTTAACTTGCATATCAGTGCCATTGGCTTTGAAAGGTTCAGACACCTTTTTATAAGCACTTTCGTAATCAAACTCTGTAGTTTCTGGAGTATCCTCCTTTGTTTCAGTCGAGTCTTTCTTACTAGTATCAAGAGATTCTGTCGTATCACTATCAGTGGAAGGTTCAGGCTCCGTCTGGGTATCCCCTTCTGGTTGGCTTACTTCTTCAGTAGTAGTTTCCTCTTCAGTTTGCTCCTGTGCTTCACTTACCTCTTCTTCAGAGGTAGCAATCTTATCCTCATCAGTTTGATCTGATGATTCAGTTTCTTGTTCAGCTGACTCCTTTTCTACATCTGGAGCAGCTTCTTTAGCTAAAAGCTCATCGGGGTCTTTTTCTAAAAATTCTGCATCAGATAAGCCTAAGGAAGTTTGGCTCATACTTTAATCTCCTCAGCTAAAATTTCTTCACGAGTTTCTTCATGTTCATTTAAAGCTTGATCCATTTCAGCACCACGTCTCATAACTGATTCAATAAAATTAGCTAAAGCTCCAATACCATATTGCATGTTATCAATTATTTGCATTTGTTCAGGTGTAAGAGAAGCGCTTTTAGCCATAACTAACCTAGCCGCTTCTTCTTTGAAATAACCCGTATCAATAACATCTTTCCATGGTTCGCTAGCTGTTAATTTAACGCAGTTATCTCTTAATGCTCGTAACTTATTAGCCATGTCAATTTGGATTTCAACTTGTTCTAAATCTGTCATACGCCTCCTTGTGTTTTAGTTAACGAATCAAATGCAGCTTTATCAAGACTAGATAACCTATCATGTTCTTTTTCATCCATTTTAGCTTGTCTATCGTGTTCTTTACCTTGCATAGCAGCAGTATGTTTTCTACCTTCTAAATCCATTTCTCGCATATCTCTAGCTCCTGATTCTTTATCAACGAAATCAAGATCAGATAAATCAGAACCGCTATGCATCTGTCGTGCTTTAGCTTTTTCAGTTTCAGTTTTAGCAGTTTTAAGTTGAACATCCACCGTATTCTCTTGACCTTTAGCGGTTTCATTCTGAACTTGTGCTTGAAGTAATGCTAATTCAAGCTGAGCTTTTTGCTGTGCCATAGGATCTGGTTGAGGTTGGTATTCTGAAATACGTTTAGCTAAATCAGGCATTTTACGTAATTTAGCAATATCAGCTAAAACCATAAAACCCATCTCAGGAGGCATAGTATTACCCATAGTTTGTAGCATAAATGCTAATTCACTAGCTTTTTGCTCATCAGCTTCAGCAGTAGAAATATTGAGCTTAATATCATATTTCCCTCCTAAATCGTTTCGATTAATAGCAATAAACTGTTCATTGGTAATACGAATAATTTCTTCATCTTCTAAAAATTCTGAATTCATTGAAATAACTTTACGACCAATCTGATTTAATCCATTAGAAAGTCTGCGTAAAATACCTAATTCACGCTTAGATGTAGCATCAAGTGCCGATCTAATACCAGTAGCCGTGGCTCCTAATGCTTGTCCTGAAATACCTTGTGTAAACGCCTTAACTCCTGTTAAAGCTTCAGCATCGTTATTCTGCATGTTTAATACTTCAAGAGCAGAACGAGGAATTTCCGGATATACTTCCATATGAAATGCTTGTTTAGGATCTACATTAGCATTAAATTTATAATCTTCACCTCGTTCAAATTTACGCGCATTAGTTACGTCAAGGGCGTCTTTTCTAATACCTTGTTGCCCACTAGCGCTACGGCCAATAATGTCAATAATGCCGCGAGTAACAGCACCCACGATCTTTTGGTTATCTTCGATAAGAGCTGCATCTGGTTCTCCATAAATATTTTTACGCCGAGGTAAGTATTGAACTAATACAAAAGGAAGTTTTTTATCTGGATAAGGGTTCTCTTCCATTCTAATAAAAGTATCGCCTACCCAGGTAGCTACAAAAGGTTTAACTTCTCCGGTATCATCAATATCCCAATAACCCCAGTATTCACGAGCAATAACTTTCTTACGAGCCTTATCTTGAAATGTAAAAGAATCGTCATCTGAATTAACTGCATGATCAGGTTCTGCTAATACTGAAGCACTTTCGAAATTAATATCATCAAGATTTTTATATCTTCCGTCTTTCTTAAGTTCAGATAGTGATGTTTCAAAACTATAAACAGCAAAATTAGCTTTTTCTATATCACCTTCACAAGTAGGGTCTAATATTAAATTGTTATAATCACACACATCTAATACAGGCTGGTTTTTAATAGTAATAGTCTTTGTTTTTGCTTTTTCACCAGTTTTAACTTCTTGTTGTACAGGTTGTCCATCCGGTCCTGCAACTACTTGTACTTCCATTATATCTTCATAAACTTTACGTTTATCTTCTTCGAATTCCCAGCCAACTCTTACAACTACAGTACCTTCATCTACAGCTGTACGCACATAATTATCAATAAAAGAGACCTTATCCATACGACAGTTAAGTTGGTAATTTAACAACATACCATTCTGTACTGCGGAGTCTTTATCTTCAAATGTTTGTGGGGAGGTATTAAATAGATCGTCTGTAGATAGGAAGGGTTC